AATATTATACACTATGTTATAAATGGAGGTAATTATATGACCAATTCAATTACAAGAATCCCTTTAACTTTAGATATGTTACCTGATACAGGAAATCCTAGATATAAAAAGCGGATTAGAGAATGTGAACGATGCTGTAGTTTATTTATACCAAGAAGTCCCAGAACAAGATTTTGTGATGACTGTCGAGAAATACATGAAAAAGAGAAAATAAAGAACGGTACATCAAAAATGGGAAAAGGCAAACCTCAGCTCACCATTGGATTCGCAAGGGAGATAAGAAAGTGTATGTTCCTGTAGGTAGTTATAATCAATCAGGTGAAAACAACAATCACTATAAAAATGGAACAGGCATAGATTGGTTTAAGAGAGCCTTAAAAATCTTACCTGAAAAGTGTAATAGGTGTGATAAGACTGAGTTAGAGCTTAAAAGGCTGACTAATTCTAAAATCAGGTGTTTACTATTACACCATAAAGATGGAAATCACAATAATAACAGTGAAGATAATTGGGAAATTCTTTGTAAGAGATGCCATCAAAATCATCATTCTGTAAGAGGAATTGATGGTAGGTTTATGAGTAATAAGGGTTAGTCCAACAAAAATATGTTGATTATTTATGGGAAGTCTGGAGTTACATTTGCCAGAGACTTGTACTATGATAAGTCTGGTAAAAATCCTAAAAAAACTGATGACTGGGATAAGGCTAAGGCTGAGGGAATGAAGCTGGTAGATGATTATCTTAACACCTTTAGTGGATTGAAGTCTTGGCTTGAAAAGACTAAGAAGTTCGCTAGAAAACATGGATATGTAGAGACCATGTTCGGTAGAAAAAGGAGGTTGCCTGACCTTAATTCTAAGGTATATACACTTCAGTCCAATGCTGAAAGACAGTCAATCAATGCACCAATTCAAGGAACTGGTTCAGACTTTACATTGTTGTCTCTGATACAAATTAACAATTGGCTTAAGAAAAACAATAAGAAGTCCATGATTATAGCTACTGTTCACGATAGTATTGTGTTTGATGTATATATCCCAGAGTTATCTGAGGTAGCTCAAAAGGTAAAAGATATAATGGAGCACGTACATGAGCCATATATTGATACTATCATACCAATAATTTCAGACTTAGAGCTAGGAGAAAACTATGGAAGTTCCTTTGATGCACCACTAGAGGAAATAAAGGATATAAAGAGTTCCAAGGATTTTAAGGAATGGGTTCACAATAAGAAGCTTAAAAAGTATCAGAAAGAAATAGCAACACTACACGATAAAGGGTGGGACTATAAGCAGGTTTTAGAGTTTTTACAGGAACACGATAGACCAATTGAAGAATTGACTTCTTTTATAGTAGAAACTTACTCTGAAGACTAGGAGGTTTTTATGAATGTAACTATGTATAACACAAGGAACAACGTGGTTATCACAACAAGCAAGACTTTTAAAAAGCGTTGGGAAACACTGGGATTTGTTGAAGTAAAAAATCTTGTATCTATAAGAGTAGCTTCACTAAAGAAAGTTGGTTAAATGGAGGATAACATGAGAAACTGGGAAATTTTGAACATTGAGGTTAGAACAAAGATGTCAACTGATGAACTTAACTTGTCTGATGACTTAAAGATTGATGTACACGACATCAACAAGGAGTTTTGTGAGCAGCCTGCATTATATGCCTACTGGGCTACAGTAGCTACTCAGGCTAAGTCCTTGTATGAAAAGAAGAAGCTTGAAGTAGAAAAGAAGGATGACTATATCAGGAAGACTCTGGTAGGCACACTAGACGTTACTGTAAGACAGGAGTTGGAGATGAATGGAGAAAAGATTACAGAACAGAAAGTCCTTAACGGTATCTACTCCAGCACAGAATACAGAGATGAAATGAGTAACTTGTATGAGCTTAAGGAAGAGTTGCTGGAACTTCAGTCTCAGCTGTCTGTATTAGACATCGCTAGAGAGTCTATGAATCAAAGGAAGGATATGCTTATCTCACTAGGTGCTCAGCTTAGGCAGGAGGGAAACAACCTAGATTTAACCATCAATCAGATGTCAAGCAAAGCATCTGAAATCGTTGGTAAAAGAAAGGCTATCAAGCAGTAATTACTGAGTAATTATACACATAGCTTTATTTATATTAAACAAACATTTGATGATTTAATAGGAGGTTCATAATGGGTAAACTTAACATGGAAGCAATGAAGGCTAAGTTGGATTCAGAAAGCCGTTCTGGCAACTACAACAACGCAGAGTATGACAAGCTGAAGCAGGGTAAGAACGTAAGAAGAATCTTGTGGCCAAAGGGTGACAGCGACAGCTTTTACAGCGAGGGATTTTTGCATTTTAACTTAGGAGAAGATGGTAACACCGTGGTGACCTGTCCTAAGACTTTTGGAAGTAAGGAAAGATGTCCTATCTGTGAGTACGTGGAAGAGCTTCAGAAGTCCAAGAACAAGGAAGATGCTAAGCTGGCTAGTAAGCTTAAAGCAACAAGAAAGATTTACGTTAACACCATTAGCAGGGATGATGATGAGGAAACTCCAAAAGTTCTTCCAATCGGTGTTACTGTCCTTAAGGGATTGCTGGAAGCAATTTGTGACCCTGATTATGGTGATATTACTGACCCTGATGAAGGCAGAGATGTTACCATCACTAGAAAGGGTGAGGGAATGAAAACTGAGTACTCAGTTTTAATTAAGCCCAAGGCTTCAATTGTGTCTGATGAGCTTTCTGCCTCAGAAATTGAGGATGAAATGACTGACCTTGATTCTTTATTTGTTAAGAAGAGCTATGAGGAACTTCAGGACATCCTAAACGGTGAATCATTGGAAGATGATGAGGAAGATGAAGAAGACAATGATTCATATGATGATATGAGCATTGATGAGCTGGTTGAGATTTGTGAAGACAGAGGTATCAAAATCCCAGCAAAGGCTAATAAGCTGAAGTTAGTCACACTTCTCAACAAGTATGACAGTGAACATGATGAGGAAGATGATGAGGAAGATGCTGAAGAAGAGCCTGAAGAAGATGATGACGATGAAGAATCTGAAGACGAAGATGCAGGTAAATCCAGTAAACACAGTAAATCCAGTAAGTCAGGTAAAGTGTCTGGTAAGTCAGGTAAACCAAGTAAAGAAGACGATGAAGATGAAGATGCAGCAGATGAAGAAGAGGACGATGACATTCAAAAGGCTATTGCTTCAGCTCTGGCTAAGAGAAAGAAGAAATAATTTCGTTGCCCTTTAACCAAATTGTAGGGTGGTTGATGATAACCACCCTATTCTTTATATAGGAGGAATATATGTCAAAGAACACAAAGAGAACACCAGTAGTTAATAAGAACCAAGATGAAGAACTAGAATTTATCAAAAATCTTGCATCTGAAGTTAATAGTGTATTAAAAAAGGATGTCATTATGGTGGGGGAAGATGCTGGAGATGAGGGAGTACGATACTGGGTTAGAACTGGAATACCGCAGCTAGATTTTGCTGTTGGTGGTGTAAAACATCCTGGGTTTCCATGTACAAGAATCACAGAGATTTTTGGTGGTGAAGGTGTAGGAAAGTCTACCTTAGCAGTATGGCTTATGAAGCAGGCAATGGAACAGCATAAGGCTATCGCATACTATCAGGACGCAGAGAGAGTTTTGACTCCAGAAATAATTAAGGGTACTGGAATTGACATGAATAAGGTTTTGCGTGACCAGCCTGACACTATCGAGGAAGCATTTGACGCACAGGAAGCAATCCTTGAAATACTACACAAGAAATCTCCTGAGAAGCCAGTTGCCATTATTCTTGACAGTATCGCAGCATGCTCTACTAAGGCTGAGATTGAGGGAGACATGGGAGAGCAACAGATGGGGACATTGGCTAGGATGATGGGCAAAGGCTTGAGAAAGATTAAGTCTCATATCAATGAAAGTAGTGTTTTGTCCATTTGGGTCAATCAAATAAGAGACAAGATGAATGTTACTTGGGGTGATAATACAACAACTTCTGGTGGAAAAGCCATGGCATTTTTTGCATCAGTCAGAATTCAGCTAACTAAGGTTAAAACCTTAAAAAAGGATAAGGGAGACCCATATGGGTGCACAATCCAAGCTTTAATCAAGAAAAATAAGGTAGCAAGACCTTTAGTTAAGGCTGAGTATGATATACTATTTATGGAGGATGAAAAAGGAAGTTACCCAAGGCTGGACGTAGAGGGTGCTATATTAGACTGGTGTAAGGACAACGACCTGATTGAGGGAAGCACTGGTAGATACATCATTAACGGAAAGAGCTACTACAAGGAAGCAGCAAGACAGGAAATGATTGAAAATCCAGAGCTTTTTGAGGAGATGATGGAGTTAGCCTATAGCATAGCTAATCCTAACATTGAAGTTTCTGATGATATTGATGAGGAGGAAGATGATGAATAGTCTACACGTTGTGTTCGATGGTAACAATACATGTTACAGGGCAAACTGTACAACAGATCTATATACCAGTACTGGTATAAGAACCTCTGCACTTATGGGAACTCTCAATATTACGCATTCTGTAGCTGAGCAGCTGGCAAACACCACAGGAAAGCCAATTAAGGAGTTGATTTATGCTTGGGATATGGGACACTCAGAGAGAAGAAAGGCTTTATTTCCAGAGTATAAAGCTAACAGAAAAGGTTCTGAGAGGACTGAGGAAGAGAAGCAATGGATGTCTGAGTTCATTGAACAGGCTAACATTCTATATGAAAAGCTTCCGTTGTTCGGAGTAAAGTGTATAAGAAAGAGCAAGTGGGAGGGCGATGACATCATTCTAGGACTAACAGAAGAGATAACCAACAAGTATCCTGATGATGTTGTTATCATTGTTTCTACAGATGAAGACTTCCACCAGCTGATTTCAGAGAATGTCTGGATTTACTCACCAATAAAGCAATTGTTATTTACTAAGGAAAACTACAATGAATTGATGGGAATCCCACAGGAGCTTTTTTTAACTTATAAGCTCCTTAAGGGAGATTCTTCTGACGGTATTGGAGGAATTCCTGGAATTGGGGATAAGACTGCTAAGTCTTTAGTAAATGAGTATGGAGCTTTAGGTGAGTTACTGTCACACAAAGATGAGCTTCTTAAGTCTAAGAGAACGGCTAAGATTTTTACAGCTGAGGGGATGAATATCCTGACAAGAAACAATCAGCTCATTAATCTGAAGGACTTTGTAGACTTATCTGATATACGTACAGACATACAGGAGTTGATAGAAGAAGAGCCGTTTGTAGACACTAAGTCAGCTAGGGATTTTTTAATGAAATATCAACTTGTTTCAATACTGACTAAGTGGAAGACTTGGTCTCAGCTTTTTGAGGAAATAGTAGACAACTTTTACGAGTAAATATTAAATATTACATGGAGGTTTACAATGAAAAACATAAAAAAGTGGCTTTCTTTAGTAACTGAAAACAGCCTTCATGCTAGTAACAAGGTTCACATCCGAAAGGGTATGGCACTAAGCTTTAACTTTTTACAAATTCCTAGTACTAGCACTGTAGTTATCGCAGTTACCATAATGAAAAATAGGGTTAAGAAAAATGCACTCAATTCAGGATGTTTTGCAAAAATCATGGGTATTATAGAGCATGCTCTACATAGCACTCTAATGGAACTCAACACTAGTGAGAAGATGGAAGAAGAATACTTTGTGAGAACCAGTGACATTCTTAGCAACCAGTGGTACATTAGGCTTGGTTGCCACAGGATATTCTTCATACCAAAAACATCTGTCTGGAGTGTAATTTCTAACCTTTTTTATCGAGAAAATGTTATGGAAATGAGGTTTAATGACTTGGATGAAATATCTGTAAGTGTGAACACAGACGACTATAATTTTCACAGCGTTTTCGATTACAGCTAGGAGGTTTTAATGAAGGTTATCAAAAGAGATGGTAGAGTTGAAGATTTTAACAAGCAGAAGATTGTAGCTGCTATTGGTAAGGCTGGTGGTTGTGTTCCAAAGGAAATTTGTGAACAAATTGCTGACTTCATTGAAAAATCAACATCATCTCAAACTACTGTAGAGGACATTCAGGATGAAGTAGAAAGACAGCTCATGCTTACTTCTTATAAAGAGGTAGCAAAGGAGTACGTTAGATACCGATACAGACGAGAACTCATCAGGGAAAATGAAAAACTGAATAACTCTATCTTAGATATTGTATCCAATAGAAATGAGTACATTAACGGAGAAAACTCCAATAAGAATCCCACGATTCTTAGTACCCAGAGAGATTATATGGCTGGTGAAATCAGCAAGGACTTAACTAAAAGGCTTTTATTACCTACTGAGGTAGCTAAAGCACATGATGAGGGTATTATTCACTTTCATGACGCAGACTATTTTGCTCAGACTATGCATAATTGTTGCTTAGTTAACCTTGAAGACATGCTTCAAAATGGAACTGTAATCAGTAACGTCCTAATTGAAAAGCCACGCTCATTTGCAACAGCTTGTAACATAGCTACTCAGATTATGGCTCAGGTAGCATCTAACCAGTATGGCGGTCAGTCAGAGTCTCTAGCACACTTAGCACCGTTTGTTGACGTATCTAGGCAGAATCTTAGAAAAGAGGTTCTGAATGAGTTTAAACAGATGAAGGCTAACAAAACTATTGACAACATTCCTGAAGACAGCGTCATTAACAGCATTGCAGAAAGCAGGCTGCGTAAGGAGATTAAGAGCGGTGTTCAGACAATCCAGTATCAGATTATGACACTGATGACTACAAATGGCCAGACACCGTTTGTAACCATCTTCATGTATCTAGGAGAAGTAAGCGACCAGAGAACTAAAGATGACCTAGCAATCCTGATTGAAGAAGTGCTTAAGCAGAGGTACACTGGAGTAAAGAATGAGAGTGGTGAATGGGTTACACCAGCTTTTCCGAAATTGGTGTATGCTTTAGAGGAAGACAACATTCATGAGGATAGCAAGTACTATTACTTAACACAGCTGGCTGCTCAGTGCACTGCTAAAAGACTGGTGCCTGATTATGTATCAGAAAAGATGATGAAGAAGTACAAGGTGGACTCTAATGGAAATGGTCACTGTTATCCTCCAATGGGCTGCCGTTCGTTTTTAACACCGTATGTTACACCTGAAGGCGAGCCTTTATATTACTCTAGGTTTAACCAAGGTGTAGTCACACTCAATCTTGTAGACGTAGCACTTTCAGCGTTAAAGTCCAGTGAACAGAAAGGAACTGACAAGTTCAATGAGTTCTGGAACATCTTAGATGAAAGGCTTGAGCTGTGTCACAGAGCCTTGCAGTGTAGACACCAAAGACTAAAAGGTACTTTGTCAGACGTTAGTCCTATTCACTGGCAGCACGGTGCACTAGCTAGGTTAAAAAAGGGTGAGACTATTGATAAGCTGTTGTATGGTGGATATTCCACTATTTCACTAGGATACGCTGGTCTGTATGAATGTGTTATGGCTATGACTGGAAAGTCACATACAGATAAAGAGTCTAAGCCGTTTGCTATTAAAATTATGGAAGAGATGAACGAAAAAACAGCACTGTGGAAAAGTGAGGAAGATATTGCTTATAGCCTTTACGGCACTCCAATTGAGAGTACTACTGAGAAATTTGCAAAGTGCTTGCGCAGTAGATTCGGAGTAATTAAAGGAATCACAGACCACAATTACATCACAAACAGCTACCACGTAAATGTCAGAGAAAACATTGACCCATTTACTAAGCTGGATTTTGAAGCAGAGTTCCAGCAGCTGTCTCCAGGAGGAGCTATATCTTATGTTGAGACCAGCAACCTTAACCACAATTTGGATGCTGTGATGGAAGTCATTAAGCACATCTATGATAACATCATATACGCTGAGCTTAATACTAAGAGCGACTACTGTCAGGAGTGCGGATATTCAGGTGAAATCCTTATTAAGGAAGATGAAACTACAGGAAAACTGATTTGGGAGTGTCCTAACTGTAAAAACAGAGACCAACGTAAAATGAATGTTGCTAGAAGAACATGCGGATACATTGGTGCACAATTCTGGGGTCAGGGAAGAACCGAGGAAATCAGGGACAGAGTGGTTCACCTAGGAAACTAAGGAGCGTCATAATATGAGATACCACAAGATATCAGAGTGGGATACAGCTAACGGAGTTGGAATTGGTATAGTACTATGGGTGTCTGGATGTGAACATCACTGTGAAGGATGCCATAATTACTCTACTTGGGATGCTTCTTCAGGAATTCCGTTTACTGACGAGGTACTAAGCCTACTACTGAAAAAGCTGGAACATCCTCACGTAAGTAGGCTAACATTGAGTGGTGGTGACCCATTAGCACCCTACAACAGAGAGGAATCTCTGAGAATTGCTAAGGAAGTAAAGAAAAGATACCCACTGAAGAAGATTTGGTGTTATACTGGATATGAATATGAACAAGTTAAAGACTTAGCTATTATGAGATACATAGACGTTTTAGTAGACGGAAAGTATGAAAAAGATAAGAGGAGTTTAAATCTAAGTTGGTGTGGCAGTAGTAATCAAAAAGTGATAGACATTGTAGCCACCAGACTATCAGATTCAGTGGTATTGCTGGATTTATAGGTGCTATACTAAGTATTCATGTCTAAAAAAGTTAGTGTCCTTTATTTATTCTATAAGAATAAATGGAGGGCACTTTTTATGTTAAAAAATGATATTAAACAAGCATTTTGCACGTTAACCAGTATTAGTCAGGTATCATCATCCAAGGAAAAGCAGGCTATACTTTCAGACAATAAGGACAACGAGGTTCTTAGGACTTTGTTATTTTCTACTTATAGCCCATTTGTTCAGTTCAACATAAAAAAGATTCCAGTTGAACTGTCTGACTGTACAGGTATGGACATCACAGAATCTAACTACAATGACTTTCTAAAGCTACTTGTAAGGCTTTCAAAGAGAGAGATTACAGGTAACACAGCTGTTGATGAGTTATCTGAATTTCTTACAGGATGCTGTGAAGAAGAGTACAACTGGTACACCAGAGTAATTGGTAAAGACTTAAAGATTGGGCTGGCTGATAAAGGAATTAACTCAGCTATCAAAGGATTGATTCCTGTATATGAGGTTTTGTTGGCTGACAAGATACCTGCTGACTGTTTAAACTTAGATACTGCTAAGGCAATCAATATGCTACCTAACAGGATTGTAACGCAATACAAGATTGACGGATATAGGCTTAACATTCATGTCCTTGAGTCTGGAGAAGTCTTAATCAGAACTAGAAACGGTAAAATAGTAAGTGGATACTCAGACTTGGAAAAAGAAGCATCAGAAAAGTTGCCTAGAGGGTACGTGTACGATGGAGAAATAGTGGCTCCAGAGTTGTTCGAGTGGATTAACAGTAATTCTTGTGACAACAATGGAGAAGTTGTAGCTAATAGAGACTTGTTTTCAGAAGTAATGAGCCACGCTTTTTCTAAGGAGACTAATAAACAGGGTGTGTTTAACCTGTTCGACATGGTACCACTTCACGAGTGGAATTCTAAGAAAACAACCGAAACATATGAAATGAGACTTGATAACATCAACCTCAAGGTAAAGCCTTTGAAGTTACAACATATAGTAGTAGTCCCAACCTCCAGAGTCTATTACAAGGATAACAAGGAAGACTTAAAAGAAATTGTCGAGCAATTCCATTACTTCCTTAGTGTAGGTTGGGAAGGACTAATGATTAAAAATGTTGAAGCTGTATATGAGTTTAAGAGAAGTAAGAACCTGCTCAAGATGAAACTAATGGATACTTTAGACCTACCTGTAGTAGAAGTGTTTGAAGGTACTGGAAAGTACAAAAATATGATGGGTGGTGTATACGTAGAATATAAAGGAAATAAGGTTGGCGTAGGAAGTGGATGGAGTGATGAGCAAAGGCTGAAGTTCTGGAGGAACAATAACGACATCATAGGAAAAACAATAGAAATTGCATACCAAGCTGAAACACAGAACAAAAAAGGTGAGAAGTCCTTATCTTTCCCAGTATTTAAGCAGATTCGTGTTGACAAGTAAAGAGAAAGGACTGTTATAATATGGAAGAGTTGAAGCAAAAAAAGTCTAGGGTTAGCAAGCTAGACAAGGAACAGATTATAGATAAGATGAATGAAATAAACCGTGGTATATACACTCACATTAACAAGCCAGCTATCATGCTTGTTAAAGAAGGTAGAGACATGGTACCATACTTTGTAGAACTAAAATCCGTAGGAACGGCTGTTATGGGTCAGTATAGTTGTTTTAATCAGGAAGGTGAGTTTAGGTGCTTTCAGACTAAGCAGGTGAATGTAGTAAGCATCCTAACTGGAGAACAAGTACTGATATATTTTGATGATATCTAGGAGGAATAATGAGCACTTCACACGAAGAGATAATCAGAAAGCCAATACTCACTAGTTCTAATAAGCGTAACGCAGAAAACCATCCTGAATTCTTGGATACTGAAACCTTGTTGGAAAGATTCGAGCCACTTATGAAGTCAATCCACAAGCACTTCTGCTCCTACAACGGTATTTTCGATAAGCCTGATGAAGTGGAAGACTTATATAACCAAATTGTGTATGAGTTTTTAAGGCTTAAAAGAAGCTATGACCCCAAGAGAGGTGTAGATTTTCCAGGATACATCAAGTTTCACCTACAGCAAAGGGTGTATCACTATGTTACTAAGAGTCAGAAGTTGAAAAACAACGAGCAGACTGCTAATGGGCTGGGTGAAGATGATGAACAGACTTTAAATATGGAAAACATAAGTGAGTTGGTTGATGAAGATACAGAAAGAAACATGGATAACATCGAAACTGTGGCCAGCATTCCTTGGGATGACTTAAGCGTTGAAGACACTGAACTTATAAAGTGTATTCTGATACAGAAAGAGTCCTTAGAATCTATAGCTAAGCGTAAAAATGTTACCCTTAAGTCAGTTAAGATTCAGCTGGATAGGTTGTGTGAGTACCTAGTGGAACTACATAACCTTAATGAATACAAAGATGAGTAGAGGTGCGTTATGAATAAAGATAGAGAAGCTATACTTTCAAGCGTTTCAATCAAGTTAGTAGAAGATGTTCTGTCTGTTAAAGACTTACTGCCTAGGTATTCATATCAGTTTGAGTCGGACAAGTTACCGTCAGAAGAATCGGAGGCTATGTATAACAACCTAGTAGATTTTTTATTTACTAATGAGGAACTACCTGTTAACGAAAACTACACTAACAGGGAAGACTATGTTAAAGGCTTTCAGAGAGCATTGGCTATAGTTAAACTCTGGATAGACTCAATGTACCTTGGTGATAAGTAGATAAATGTAGAATTTATCTACTAAGATTTTGTAAAAGTACTTTACTTTCTACTAATTATTAGATATAATACCTTTGTAGGAATTATTGATAAGTTAGGAGGAACGTATGACAACCACTAAAGAGAAAATAGAAAAGCTTCAGGCTCAAATAGCTAAAAGTAAGGACAAGCTAACAAAACACAAGAAAGATAAAGTAGATAAATACTACAAGCTCTGCAAGGAACTTGGTATAAGAAACCCAGATAAGTGGGATGCCTACTCTGAAGGCAGGTCTAGCGAGCAGTTCTATGCTAAGTGCTATTATGACCACGCAAAATTCGGTTACGAGATAATGCAGTCTAAACTTGATGACATGAATAAAAGGCTGAAAGCCTTATATGAAAAGAAGCAAAAGGAAGACCTTAAGAACAACACCACACCACAAATTCCAGTAATCGAAGAATTCTTAGAAAACTGGAAGAAATCTGCTAGAGAGTACTACCTGCAGCAGGTTGAAGCTTTAGAAAAGTTTGACGCAGAATACAGTAACAACCTAGATGAAGTCCTGAAAGAATTGGAAATCAAGTATGGAAAACCAGCAGTTTTGAAAATGAGTGCTGATGTTAAGAAAGAGCTCAAGGACAGAAAGGTTGATTACACATCTAGGAACATGTATATCAAGACTCACTTCAATAGTGTTACTGTAGAACTATCTCAGCTAGGAAGTGAAATGAATGAGAGGCTAGAAAGCCTACTGAGTTCAGAAGTAAATAAGAAAAGAGCAGACTTTTATGCTAGGTGCTATAATGTTGTAGGAGATATAACTGATGCAAGTAGCCTTCACGTAGGTAAGAATGGTTCTATTAACGGAACTATAGTTGGTAAGCTAGGAAAGGCAGTAGTTGAGACTATTATGGCTGGTGGGTATAATGTACAGGTTCTACATTATAGAGTTCTGGTTACACCACTTAATAAAAAATCAACTAAAATCAAGGGTAGCTCTAAAGGTGGGAATAATTCTAAGTACAGCGATAAAACACTTTCTGAGCTGAGAGAAATGGCTGAAAACCTTGGATTAAAATTTAATTACGATAGATATAAAAACAATAACATTTTACGGATGCACTTGGTTATGGCTTTGAAGAAGACAAAGTAAAGGAGAAAACTATGGGAAAGGTAACTACAGTTAAAAAGTCAAGGAAAATCCACACTTGTTCTAAGTGTGGAGCTACTATTGAGGTAGGAAGTGCCTATTATGTAGGTAAAATCAACTTCCATCCTGACATTGTTAGATGTACTAAGTGTGGTCTTAAGCCTTGGGAAGTAACTACATCTGACTACTTACTACAGGCAGGAAGACTGGTAAATGAATTTGACAGTGAGTATGACATGTCTGCAGCAGGTGTAGACGATATTGTCTCTGAGCTGGAGGAAATGCTTTCAGAACTTCAGGATAAGCTAGACAGTATGCCTGATTCACTCAAGGACTCTGATACGGGAACTATTCTTCAGGAAAGAATAGATGGAATTGACTCAGCCTTGTCAGACCTATCTAACATCAGTGAAGACGATGTAAAAGAAGAAGTTCTTAGTTCCTTAGGAAGAGAAGAGACAGTAGAAGAAGCAGACTGGGAGAAAGATGAAGAGCTAATCAACGAGCTGTCTGACCACTATACTTCACTAGTTGAAGAAGCCTTATCTCAGGTTGTATTATAAGGTAGGCTAATATGACTGTCAGGTATAATATTTACGGAGAAGACTCTATTGAGTACTACAATAATCAAGGTATATCAATACAAATATATAAGATACTTGGTGTGTACATGTCCATCACAACCATAAAGAACCCATCTTGGAGAAGTGATTGTATCCATAATAAAGACTGTAACAAAGGTTGTGAGTACCTAGTAAATCTACACACCAATGACTTCCAGTTAGCTAAGAGTAAGGCTAAAGAGGTAATCTCTAAACAGCTAAAAGACCTGTCTAACCACTTGTTGGAGACAGCTAGTGAGCTCAGTAGCCTAGAGTAACATAAGAGAAAAGCAAGCCTGTAGGTGCCAGTCTACAGGCTTAAGTTATGTCTTCAGATTATACCCTATACCAGTAAAACTAATTTAATACACCTCCTCACCTTATGTCTTCAGATATTATACCTTCAGTGATGTTATCTGGTGGATTAGTTATTTATTTATTTTCTTAAATGTTATCCTAGAGTTTTAAATAATTTTTTGATTTTTACGATGTAAAAAGATGTTTAAGAATCCACGCTTAACCTAGTAGATGAAAGTTAACCACCTGAAGATAACTCACCCATTCTAATTGACAAGAGGAGGTTTAACATAATGCCTGAAGTACGTATGAGCCTTAAGCTACAGGAGCTATATAGATGGGAACACATCAGTGATGTAAATGCTAAGCTAGATAAGGGAGATTCACCTAACTCAGTTTGGAGGTACATCAACAGGAAAGGACTAAGTATAAGCAGACCATTGATTTATGAGTATGCTAAAATGAGAAAGAAAGCCTTAGTAGACGGTTTAAATATGGAACACATGATTGGTATATCAAGTAGACCAATTGTAGACAGGTCAGACCCAGCTACTAAGTCCTCCTTAAAGAAGTTAAAATCAGAAATAGATGCCTTAGATAAGATTATTGAAGGTGGATACAACACCTTAATAGAATGGTCAGACAGACCAATAGCACCGAAGACAATGATGGAGGCTATAAAGCTGAAAGCTGAACTGACTGAAGGTAATCACGGATTCCTTACTAACTATGGTATGGAAAGGCTGAGAGAAATAGAGCAAGGTAAATACCAGCTGATTATGGAACATCTAATCTCATATATACCTGACGACCTAAAGCAGGCAGCAGTTGAACAGATAGACTCCATAGAAGACAGTTACTATAAGACAACAGAGTACTATGAGGACTATCTAAGAGCTAAAGGCTATTCAGAACACGACATTGAACGCATCCTAGAGGAGCTAAGTCCAGACCAAGGATTAGAAGATGAAGAACTGGAAGAGATGGAGTATGATGAGGATGAGTTAGAAGAGGAAGAAGAGGAGCTAGAAGAAGAGACAGAGACAGAAAGAAAGCCTATCCTATCTTAGTTTAAGAACTATAAGAAAACCCAGTATGCTAAGTTAAATAATAAACAGGCACTCATCCACACGTCTGGACAGCCTGTTTTTATTATAACAATTATTGAGTATAATACAGGACTTGTAAGAAAGGAGAAAAACTATGAATAAGATGTCAAGTAATATGTGTCTTGAGTGTGTAAACTATGATACATGCTCAGAGTACACCAGTCCTTGTACAGACTATGAGTACTACAAGTGTAAGCACTGTAAAGACATGGTTGAAAGTGATGGTATACACAAGTGCTATAGAGGTGGTCTCCAGTGTAGTCAGGTTAGGTTCTGTAACAACTATCATCCACATAGCAATGTGTAAACCCAAGTAAGCACTTCTTTAATAATAGAGACTTCAGACTAGAAAGGACTGTTATATGGCTATGAGACGTTGTAATACACATCAGTACACCTACAGAATTGAGTTCAACCGTAACAGAGGTACAGGAGATGAGATTATGTATGTATCAGCAAGTAACATCTATCAGGCTATAGACACCTGTAGGCTGACTTTCTGTCAAGAAGTAATCATTACTGAAGTAAGTCAACTATGTAACCTAAAATAAAGAGGAGGAACAACAATATGATTTTAACACCTATTGGTAACAAAGTAGTAGTCAAGCCTATTCCACCTGACAAGCAGACTGAGTCCGGGATTATTGTATCAGGTAATACTCAGTCTACACACCTAAAAGGTAAGGTTGAGTTTGTAGGCAGCAGCAAGGAAGTCAATGTAGGAGACATAGTAGTGTTCCCTAAATACGCTGGACAATGGACTGAGGTTGACGCTGTAGAGTACGTTGTATTAGAAGTAGAAGACATCTTGGCTGTTGTAAAGGAGTGATATGGAAATAGTACTGACTACAGAATGTAAAGACAGCAGGACGGTCAACTCTGGAGACCTGTTCTATCACTTCAAAGGAGGACTGTATACAGTAATAGAAGTAGCTACACAGACAGAAACAGGAGAGAAGCTCGTGGTCTATAGAAGCTTGGAAAACGGAACAGTATGGGCTAGACCTATGAGTATGTTTTTATCGGAAATAGATAAAAAACGCTACCCTACTTACTATATTGAGCTAAAATACAGGTTCTCCAAGGTTACTTTGAGTAATGACTATTAAAATACTACCATAGGAGGTAAACATATGAGTAAAGAAGATGAAGTAAAGGACTTTGAAAAGAGGTTAGCTAGAGTCATTAAGGACTTTATCAGTAACAATTATCCGCAGAATGCGGAAGCAGGTGAGCCTACAATTACGAAGAGCCACCCATACAACAATAAAGTTACCTACAGTATCTTGGTGACTGTACAGAAGACTTCTTAGTTTATAAGGCTACAGGACTGATTTAAGATAGAGAGGAACTAATTATGACTAAGAGGAAACCTATAGTAAGTAGAGTACCTATACAGCTAGACGGATTTACCTATTATACAGTAGCATCGGAAGATGGAACATTCTCCAAGGATGTTATTACCTTAGGAACGTATCCCACACTTGCTGAAGCTAGGAGTGCTTACAGGGAAGACATGAATAGGCACCATAATAAAACCAACAGGAACTTCTGTTATGGCATAATGAAAGAAAGCAATTCTCAGGAACAAGAGGTATGATTATGGGATACAAATTCAGAAATGTTAGAGGTCATATTGAGGTATACGATGGAAATAAATTCATCGTATCAGCTGATAACTTCCAAGAAGCAAGACAGGAAATACTGAAAATAGAAAACCCATGTAGATGGGAATATAACTGTGGCTGGTACGACGAGGATTACGGATGTACTTGTTCTTCTTTAGAAAAGTGGTATCAGTGTCCTATGTATCCTGAGCCTAAGCAGTCTGACTTTGTTGTTATGAAAGAGGAAAAGAATGCCAGCCATTAGTAGTTGTAAAGATTGTATAAAAAGACATACATTATGTCATGCAACGTGTCCCACGTACCTAAAGGAAAAGAAAGAGCACGACCACATAAGAGAGCTAATGCACAACAGCAAACTGCTACAGTACGGACATAATAGTAATGGAACCTACTTTTCTGGAAAGAAGTACAGAGGTAAGAAGAAAAAGAGAACTGCCTATACAGACAAGTCTTAAAGAAGAAAGGAAAGATAAATGACTATCTATTATAGATACAACGACTACAAAATCCAAAGATGTAAGGACGGTAATACAGTATTCATCTGCGACAAGTACTGTGATAGCTACTTCCAGATTCCTATTAACACGGCTATATCCTTACTATTGGGTGACAGTGACGTGGTCTATGTAAATGCTAGAATTAACCCCAGTGGAGAGCTAGAGGTAAAGGAAGTCCTCACAGACCAAGAATGGTAAATAAAATAACTAAAAAAGTACTTGACTTTTATTTTAATTAGGTAGATAATTACACTAGCCTAGTAAGTAAACGTCAAGTATTTTATTGTAAAGAGGTGGTATATGTTAACTGAAAACCAGCTGGACGGCAACTCTATATCCTGGCAGTGTGAGGACTATGCTTTGTATACAACTAATCACGGACAGGTGAAGGTAGATAGGTCAGGTGAAGTGATGGATTGCTGTGTAGGTATAGATAGAGGCAAGTATCATTCTGTATCAGTCAAAATCCTAGGTGATGAGTTCCAGGTGTACGAGGAAGACATAAATGGAAGAGTGAGATATGAGCTACACAGTCCGAACTTCCCATATCCTAAGAATACTCAGCATACAATTTCTATACTCAGCCTGATAGAAGTAATCAGGAATAGCACGAACAACTGTACAGCACTTCTTTTAGTTAAGAAGAGGTTATTGACTCTAATACTGAGCAGGGTACTTGTAAACAGTAAAGAGCTATCAGCCATAAAAAGCCTGCTGCAGGAATACAGAGTTCCTATAATTAGTAGACAACCAATTATCAATAGACAACCTATAAGGAGGAGAAAATGAATAGTAAAGACATAAAGAAGCACTTAAGTGACAAGGTAAACGACTGGGCAGCAAGTGTTGACGACATAACAGTGGCTAGTGCTATTAAGGAGGGAACCATTATTACAGGTGGAGCACTGGTCAGCCTGCTGACTGGAGAAGAAGTAAATGACTACGATGTGTACTTTAGGAACAAGGAGGCTCTGGTTACTGTAGCACAGTACTATGTAGACAAGTGGAATAAAGAACATGACGATGACGTGTTCTTAGAGGTAGATGAAGAGCAGAAGACATCAGGCTCAGTAAAAATCTATGTACAGTCATCAGGAGTAGCTGAATCCAGAGAAGACAACGAGGACGATTCTAAGTACACACCTATCTTCTTAAGCAGTAACGCTATTACACTGTCTAACAAGGTGCAGATTGTGATTAGGTTCTACGGAGAAGTAGAGGACATCCATAAGAATTACGACTTTGTACACTGCACCTGCTCCTGGACATCTTGGGACAATGAGGTACAACTTCCTGCTAAAGCACTTGAGTGTATTATCAATAAGGAACTAGTGTATACAGGCAGCAGGTATCCACTGTGTAGCATCATCAGAACTAGAAAGTACATCGAGAGAGGTTACAGTATTAACGCTGGACAGTATGTAAAGATGGCGTTACAGTTAAATGAGTTAGACCTTAACAACATTGATACCCTTAAAGACCAGATTACAGGAGTGGATTCCTACTACTTTAAAGCCTTGCTTGAAGACATGCATATTGCTACTAAGAGTGGTGAAAAAGTAGACAACTCCTTTATCTTTGAAGCGATTGATAAGGTGTTTAATTAGGAGGAAGAATGAACTATAGAGAAGAAGTTAGAGACTTGTTTGAGGTTAACAGCAGCCTAGCAGCAGGTGAAGAGCCTTACTGCTTAGCACATTGTATATCAGCAGACTTCGGGATGTTCGGTGGTGTAGTCGTGGGATTCAACGAAAGATGGGATATGAAGAACAAGCTTGTATCTAAGTATACTGACTTACAGGAGGAGTTCCTGTTAGAGGGCAGTCAGGTTATCCCTGTAGAAGTAGAAGATGGAGCAGTAAATACTACAGTGTATAACTTAGTAACTAAACAGCTGGTATTCCATCTACCAAACTATCAGTCTGTAGTCAAGGCTTTGATTATCTTGAAAGGTCAGATGCAGATGGCTAACCAGAGTAGACTAGCCATCCCTAAGATTGGGTGCGGTATAGATAAGCTAGAATGGTACGTGGTAAGTGAGCTGATTAAGGCTATTTTCTCAGATACAGATGTAGACATTCTTGTATGTTGTATAGGAGACTAAAATGAAGGTATTAAGCATAGATTGGGACTTCCTAATAGATGCGTCAGCTGACTATAGGTGTATGAACTTTCCAGACTGCTGCAATGAAAACTACTCTGAATTTATACAGAACACCATATGGTCAACTAGGTATCTATATGGAAGCTTAAGAGAAGTAGCTGTAGACAAGGATGCACTTATAGAAGTTAAAAACTACATAGGCAGGACTTGCAGCCTACACACTAGAGGAGTTGCTTATGATAGCCATAAACACATCTATGACGAGGTAAAGAGTAGCTTGTCACCAGAAGAACCCTTAGTTGTAATTAACTTTGATTTCCATCACGACTGCTACCAGAATGGCGATAGTGTAGACTGTGGCAACTGGGTTGACTACCTATACAAAGACAGGACTACACCTAGTGGTAATAGACTAAAGCATTCTACAGGCAGCAGCTACACTTGGGTAAGCAGAGACGATAGTGATGACGCTGGTATCCCTAGATATGTAAGGAGGTTAACTGTTAACCAAGTCTCCAGCCTACCAGAGGTTGATAACTTCGACTTACTATACGTATGTAAGAGTCCAATGTGGTCTCCTCCTCACCTGGACAGGGAGTACGATGACTTTATTACTTGGATTAACAAGTACATTACAGACGTAAATGACCTAGGAAGTAAGCCTAGAAATATAAATCTTTATACAGGATGAGGTACTATTATGAAAGAGTGGACAGTAGAAGAGATAAAGAGCTTGATAGCTAAGAATGACACTGTACTCTGTAAGGCACTGATACAACTTTACAACCAGCAGACTGCTGTAGAACAGTTGTGCCAGCAGACTAAGGCTCATAATAGCGTAGGATTCAACTGTATTGACTCTAAGTTCCTAACTAGCTGTTCAGAATTCTATCTTAAGTCTGGTTTTCTTACCAGTAGACAAGTAAAAGCAGTTAGGAAGACTATTATGAAATACAGTAAGCAACTCACCTGGCTGGCTAATGAGCATGAAAAGAATAAAGAAACCGTAAGAGCTTGTAATGTAAGCTTAAATGCAAGTTAAAACAATACAAAGGAGAAAGATTATGAATAACTCAGATAACAATAAGGTAAAGAACACCACTAACAGTGGTTGGTTGGCAGAATGGATTACAGGTCTTATTAGATACCTTGGTCTATTATTTTACGTAGGACTTTTGTTCAATGTTTCATTCAGCGTTATGCACATTTTCTTTGATGAATTTGCTGCAACTCTATTATCAATGTTGGTGGTCTACCTGATGTATGACTTAGAAGTCAGACCTAGAAATATGTCTTCCTAAGTAAGAATCTGCATTGGTATTCATAAGCCATCCTGTCTCATCCTATATTACTTGATTATGTAACAATACTATAAAAACCATATAGTCCTAGGAGGTAATCATGATTAATGTAGGTGAACGAATAAACACCAACCAATCAGTCTTAGGTAGTGACTTGCTAGAATGGATTGCAGCAGGTAAGGATACCAAGACAGAAGAAGAGAGAGTTGTATGCGGTAAGCTTTATTACAAGTATGTAGTTGATAGATACGGAGGTAGCAAGAGTAAGATTTACCATGACGTATACTACTATGTCAACTACAATAACAAGCTTAACCCATCTGTATACCTAGCTTACATAGTTCGAGATAAAACTAAGTCACCTAGAAAGATACCAGAGTCATTGGTAACTTTAGACCTAGTATCATCTATGGCCAGCTACAAGGGAAGTTTAATTCAGGAATGGGCATACTTCCAGAACGGTAGTTCTGAGAATCCCTACTACTTAGAGGGATGTGAAATTGTAACCCACTATCTTGAAGGCAACCACCCACTCAAGCCTACTGTCTACTACTATGTAAACAGGACATCCAAGGGTATCAAAGTGTTTAGAGACTTGGACAAGTCACCTAGGCACAATGAGCAGATAGACTACTAAGCCTGATGGCATCCACACAATTAGAAATAACGCAGTTAACAAGGGTGCTTCACGTAAAGAAGTACCCTTAACTTATTTATAATAGGAGGCAACTATATGAATAAGGTTACAAAGTTCCTACAGTTTACAACTGAATACAAGCTACCCAGTCTAACTAAGCATATGACAGATGACCAGCTTAAAGACCTGTACTACAAGTATTTCCCACAGCTTAAAAACTCTACTAACCTTCAGCAAAAGGCTATCAGCAATCTTGTTTTAATAGCTATAGTAGAGGAGCTAAGAAAGAGACATCCCAGTAACAGTCAGCTGGATAATTGGAACTATGAAGATGAATTAGACTTACAAAACATAGGAGGTTAACATGAATAAGGAAGAGCAACTGAAGAAAGAGGAGTTCCGTAAGGAGCAGGAAGAGCTAAACAACACTATGCAGCAGCAGGATGAAAATGACTTACACAAGGTAGAAAAACTAGAAGTCCTAGACATCTAAAGGAGGTAACATGGCTAAGAAAAGAACACAGCAACCACTAGTAACGTCCTTGTCTACAACCTTAAAGAAAACAATACATAACGAAGACACTCAGGTAGTCACCAGTGAAGAGCTGAAGCATAAGAAAAAGGAAATGATGACTATCGTGGAGAGTGCTCTGGATGTATTCAAGTCTAATCTTACTTCAGGTAAAGTCACTATGACTACATCAGCCGACTTGGAACGGCTAGTAAAGTTAACACTTCTTATCTCAGGTGAAGCAGACAGCAGGGTAGGCAAGCCTTTCGGAGAATCAGAAGAGGAAGTTACAACTACCCTATCCAATATATCTATGTCTAAGGTAGAAACAATTCTTAACCTTGAAGACCCAGAAGTAAAGAAGATGTACGATAGGCTATATGAAGGGTACAACGAGGCTAATGACTTAGAAGAATAAAGGGGAATAACCATGAGCTTTAAACAACTAATACAGTCCATAAATGAAGGTGACGTTATTACTTTCCGTGAGTACTACTTAGACAGGCACGACCATATGAAGCTGAGCTATAGTATAGACAACGGAGTGGTACAGGCAGTCTTTCAAGCTGGTCAGAAGCTGAACATAGAGACTCTAGTCCAGTATTATGGAGAGGGGTTAGAAGAGACAGACTACCTTCAGCTGTCCTGCGTAGCATTTCCTAGAGTAGTTATTGGGCTAGGCATCAACCAGCAAGGCGAAACTGATGTAAAGATTGTACAACTCAATGAAGACTTCTACAATATGGGACTGCAGCAGGTTGAGTTGACTAAAGGACTATCAGAGAATCTCGTTGAGCCTAATTATCTTCTATTCCATAAAGATTGGTAAAGAAAACGCTTTACTTTTTTACAAAACCTTAGTATAATAACTAGCGTAACAACTAACTCTAAAAACAGGAGGAACTACTTATGAGTAAAGGCAAGGTTTTAATCTTTCATCACACTGACTTAGACGGTATCGGTGTTAAGATTATTGGTATGGCATATGCTTACATGAATGACAAGGATTATGAGACTTTTGCTTGTAACTATCATGATGTAAATGAGATTGTAAGAGACAGAATTAGTAACGACCTAACAGATGTAGACACTATCATCATCGCAGACATCTCTGTAAACAGAGAAACAGCTAAGCTTCTTAACATTCTAAGAAACAGCACTGGGATAGACATAATCCTGCGTGACCATCACGCTACTGCTGAATGGTTAGGTAAGGAGTACGAGTGGGCTTATGTATCTGAGAAGACAGACGGTGTAGAAAGATGTGGTACCTACTTATTAGCGAGAGAATTTCCTCAAGTGATGGAAAAGTTTAAAGCATTCGTAACTTGTGTAGATGACTGGGATACTTGGAAGTGGGTTGACAACGGTAACGATGACGCAAGTAAGCTGAATTCCTTACTAGCTATGGTAGGTGAAGATGAGTTTACAGACTACATTATGTCTATATACCTAGACCGCAATATCTCAAGTACCAAGGAACTGTTTGATGAATGGGCTGACAATATATCATACGCACACCAGCTAGTCATTATTAAAACAGCGAAGCACTGTAGTAAAAACATGTTTACCACTACTATGACTGTTAACTATGAAGGCTCAAGTTACAAGTACAATGCTGGTATCGTATTCTTCAATCAGGATGTATCTGCTGTTAGTGACCTTATACTGGATGAAAACAAGGACATCGATGTATTAGTTGTAATGAGCTTACCGAGAAGCATCAGCTTCAGAACTAAAAAGGACTTAGAAGTACCGTTAGGAACAATAGCTAAGATGTTTACAGGAGCAGGTGGAGGACATCCTGCTGCAGCAGGTTCAGCTATCTCTAAGAGTCAGTTTGACGCTGGTATGGGCAGTCTGCTGGACACCATTCTAACTAACAGCTACAATCTTCAGTCACCTGAGCAGTCTATCACTATGGCAAGCTTATCACTTAAGGAGAGTAACTAATGTGCGGTGTTATAGGATTCACGGGAACTATACATAACTCAGAACAGCTAGACGTTCTAAAGAATGTGATGGTAGCCTCAAGAATCAGGGGAATGCACGCTAGCGGTATTGTATGGACTGACGGAACTAAGATGGAGCACACTATAAAGCCTATTCCTATAGACCAGTTAGTAGAGACAATCAACTGGCAGCAGGTTATGGGTAAGAAAGTAGGAATAATAGCCCACGCTAGATATAGTACCAGCGACCTAAAGTACAATCAGCCTATCCTAGGAGCTAGTACAGCAATTGCTCATAACGGAGTCATAACTCAGTCTGACCCGTCCACTTGGGAAGAGAAATATGGATACCATTGTAACACTAAGAATGATTCTGAGCTTATACTTAGAGCTATAGAAAATGGAGATGATATCTGGACTACCTTTCCTGAATCCAGTATAGCCTACGTTAGACTTCTGAGTGATGGCAGCCTAGAATACGGTAGAAATGGTTCCAGACCTTTATGGGTAGGAGAAATACCTAGCTCAGGAATTATAGTAGCGTCTACTTACCATATCCTAAGTCAGTCAGGGGTAACTAACATAAGAGAGGTTGAACCATCTTGTACTACAGATTTACAAAGGAGGTGCTGGAAAGATGTCAGTACAAAACCATAACTTAAAGCTGTTTATTGACTTCTGTAAGAACAGCGTTGAAGCTAACGATGTAGACCCAGCTATCAGTTATATGAACTATATAGTAGATAGGATGGAGTTTAATGATGAACAGGTTCTGTGGCTGTGTTTTCTATACGGTATTACTTATCAGCTACCAACAGCCTACGTAATCTGGTCTGAGTTTCCAGACCTTGAGCTGATAGATGAAGACAGGCTGAGGAAGTGGTTTACTAAGGATGTTCAGCTGAGATTACCATTCCAACAGGACAAGATTAAGTGTAGACCCAAGACTGTAGATACCATTATATCTTATCAGAAAATAGTAGGAGGAAGTCAGAAAGAGTACTTTGACGAGCTTTTAGACTCTCCTGACCCACAGGTGAACTTCGACAGGATGTGGACGCCATTAAAGTCAGTGTATAACTTCGGTAGGTTTAGCACTTGGAACCAGTGTCAAGCTCTAAAGCACGTGGCTGGATATAATGTAGAACCTACCACACTAATGCTAGGAGAACCAGACAGCATAAGCTTTACGGACGGACTAGCCTATGCTTATGGGTTGCTAGACAAGGTAACTAAGAAGACAGTTGACGAGTCTACAGGAAAGAAGAAAAAAGAGCACTACAAGTGGTCTGACGATGAAAAGTTGGATATGGAGAATGCCTGCTCTATGCTTAAGAAACAACTGAAGCTAGACAACTTTCAGCTGGAGACACTGGCTTGTGCATTTAAGAAAATCTGGAGAAACAACGACTCAAGGTACGTGGGGTACTACAACGATAGAATGGCAGAAGACATCAGGAAGACCTCAGACCAAAAATGGACTGGAATTGACTGGAGCCTGCTTTGGGATGCTAGAGACTTCTGCGTTCCTAAGAAGTATCTACACGAAAATAAGGGAGTTAACAGGAGCAACTTTATTTTACTTCCAGAGGATAAAGTTTACACATAACACACTAATGTAACCATAAGAAAGAGAGAATACTATGACAAGACGAAGAAAGACAGTTTACTACAGCAACATGAGAAGAAAGAAGAGACCTATGAACAATAAGTACTTGCTATACTTAGCAGCAGTTGTTGCGATGGCTATGATTGTACTAATTGTATTAGCAGTCAAAAGCACGGCTAGACCTAGAAAGGAAGTATCACCTGCTGCAGGTACTTCACTTTCTCAGCCAGCAGGAACTGAGGCTACAGTTGTAGAGGTTAAGGAGACCAGCCAGCCTAAGTACGAGTGGGAACAGCTATGCTACACTACAGACAACGTTAACGTCAGAGAACAACCCAGTGCAGAATCAGAGGTACAGGCTGTACTGCCTGCTAATATGGTTTTTACTGCTTACGCTAACAAGAAAGACGATGAATGGTATTATGTAAACAGTGTTATTGATACCGAGAACTCTGGAGTAAAAGGCTGGGTGAACTCTCAGTTTATTAAGAAACATAGGACTGATTACGTGGACATTCCTTTAAACCATGCTCAGCAAGACCTAGTTAGAGAGACAATTGAGTACTTTGGACTGGACGTAGATGAGTATTTCTTTTATGGATTGATGTATGTTGAGAGTAGATTCAACAATAATGACGGCAGTTCAGCAGGTGCTAAGGGGGTTATGCAGATTATTCCGTCCACTTGGAGAAGTACATACGCAAGGATGAAGAAAGAGTACCCAGAGATGGCTGGAAGAATCCAGAATGATGTTACTGATATGAACTCTAACATTATTATGGGAATCTACTACATTAAGGTTCTGCAGACTGAATTAAAGGTAGATAGTGCTAAGGATAACGCTACTATGTTACTGACCGCCTATAACAGGGGAGACTATAATGCCCGCATGTACTTCAAGAAGCACGGTACTTACCATACATCGTATTCAAGGGATGTATTAAGGGCAGCAGATTATATCAGGACTAACAACACCTGGAAAGAGGGAATCTAGTTCCAGTAATAAGGCTATTAAGGTAAAGGAGTGGTTGTATAACCACTCCTTTTTTATATTAACAAGAAGTACACAATTACTTAGTAAATGGAGGATACACAAGTGAAAAGAGAACCTGTTATAATCAGAACTCCAGTGACTTCTGACTTACTTACTATAGATAGCTTGAATTCTGATAGCAATATGTCGGAACTAATGGGTGAAATTAAGGACTACAATTTAACATCTAACGACAGAAGACTCATGATAGAAGATGCTTTCGTAAGGAGGTTTGCTAGTCTGTGGGCACTAAAGTACAAGACTATAAAAGGTAAGCCTACCACATTTATCAGTAAGGTCAGCCCATACAAGCACAGACCGTGGCAGCAGGCTATCCTTGACGACACACATCCAAACAAGGTAGTAGAAAAGTCAAGACAGCTAGGACTATCAGAAGTAGGAATGACAGAAGTTCTACACTTCTTGATTATGCACGATACTACTAAGGCTATGTATATATTCCCTAGAAATCAGCAGATGGTAGACTTCAGTAAATCAAGAATTGCTCCTGTATTCCAAGATTCAGAGTACTTTAAGAACCTAATAGATAAAGATATGAATTCAGTGTCTACAAAAAAGATTATAAACAGCTACCTGTTTATGCGTTCAGGTTGGGGAGGAGCTTTAGGTGAAGGTACTGACGTGGACGTTCTAGCTATAGATGAATACGATAGAATGAAAGATGGTGTAGAGTTGTCTTTCCAAGAGGGATTAAAGTCATCTAAGTACGGACTAATCAGGAGATGGAGTACACCTACAATTCCAGGCAGAGGCATTAATGCCCTATATCAGAAGTCAGACCAAATGAGGTACTTCCATACTTGCCCTCACTGTGGGCATAAGCAGTATCTTACATTTGACGACAATGTAATACAAATCAATCCTAAAGGAGTTAACCAAGCTACCAACGAGGTTGAAGACGGAACATTTATCATTGGTTGTAAGAAGTGTAAAAAGGAACTAGATAGATGGGCTAAAGGTGAATGGGTATCTATGTATCCTGACATAAAGGAAACTAGAGGGTACCATATCAGTCAGCTGGACGCAGTATGGATTTCAGGAGACGACATATATAGGAGAAAGCTCAACTATGCATCTAAGCAGTTATTTTACAACTATGTAATTGGAGAGCCTTATGCTTCCTCTGGTCTGTTGATTACAGAAGAAGATGTTAAGGCTTCAATTAGACTTCCCAAGGAAGTTCTATCTAGGAATCAGAATTATGTAGGTATCATAGCTGGAATAGACTGGGGTGCTATCAGCTATATGGTTGTGCTAGGACTTAAGGCTAACGGAGCTGTAGACTTGTTAAACATCTACACAGTGCAAGACAGTGATACTCAGCCACTTAAGTCTGCGTCATTCTTCGCAGCTATACTAAGAGCCTACCAGCCGAACATTATAGTCTGTGACGCTGGTTATGGACAGGATAGAAATGCTTACCTGTATACCCAATTTCCGTCTTCCTTGTATTCTTGTTATTGGACTACAACGAAAGACCCAATGTCCAGAGTTAGATTTAAAGACCAGTACAATGAGAGTTCTCACGAGATAACTGTAGACAAAACTGTAGCTATACAGAGAGTATTACACTCAGTTAAAGGTCATCTAATTGGAATGTTTCCTTGGGGTGAGAAACTACAGATGTTTACCGAACACTGTAAGAACACTAGAATTATGGACGAAGAGTCTGACGGAATTGTATATTCTAAGGCTACTAGAGTTGGTCCAGACCACACAGTCTGTGCTATGGCTTATGCGTTGATTGGAGTTACTAAGATAACTAACTACAATATCAAGTTTAACACTGGTACAGAATTTGAATTCATCTAATCCTGAAATCTAGGATTGAAAAAATTATGTCCAAAAATCATTTTTACGATAGACCACGGTTGCTATCTGCTTTACTTTTCATCTAAACAACTCTCAGCCTAAAAAATCATAAAAATAATTTCTAAAAACTATTTACTTTTTACCAAATTCTTAGTATAATCTATAATGAAGTTATGGATTATACTAAGGAGGTTCCACATGACATTACTGAGTACAGAACAATTAAAAGATATCAATAGACACATGCTAAAGTTAGGTGCACCAGACAAATTTGACGGTGCTGGATATAACAAGGTTGATTATACTAACATGAGCAACATGTTATTTAAGAAACTCTGGTCTGACGAGGATGTGGTTAAGTTTATCAAGACTGTTCTCAAGTATACGAGTACACAACTCAAGGAGTATAAGGCTGACCTTCAGTACACACTTGAGAAGTACGAAGTCCTAGTTAATAGGATTAAAGTTGTAGAAGTTAGCAGAGATTCCGTACTTATTAGGATGCCTTACAACAATAAAATCAGCCAGTTTATAAAGAGAGAATCAGATAAAGTGAACATGAGATGGATTAAGCTGAATGAAAACTGGGCTCTCAAGGTTAGCTGGGACTACCTTAACACATTGATGACTGAGCTGAGTAAGGAAAATATGATACTGAGCGAGGTGGAAGAGGCAATCAAGGAAAAGGATAGTCTTCAGAATAAGGAAGAGCCTGCTGCCACATTTAAGGTTATAAGAAAGAAAGATAGCATTGATACCTTGGAAGCTGAGACACAGTACAATCCAAAGGTGGTAGAAGTATTCCACAAGATTCCACACAGCTACTTTAACAGAAGAAACAACACTTGGGTGTTCTATATTGAGCAGTCAGCACAACTGTATAAGGAGCTAAGCAGTCTAAACATAGACCTGACACAGCTCAAGCCGTGGAGTGACTTAGTAGAAAGTTGGAATGTTAACAGTCCCAGTATGATAGACTTAGAAAAGTGTAACCTCAAGTTTAAGCCTTACGACTTCCAAATTGAAGATATATCTAAGCTGTTAAATCTAAAAGTTGGTCTTAATGCCAACTGCATGGGACTGGGTAAGACCTTTCAGTCTGTAGTAATAGGAGAAAGCATTCCTGACAAGAAGCTGGTTATCTGTCCACCTACCTTGAGACTTAACTGGAAAAAGGAAATACTTCATGTTAATCCGAAGGCTAACGTCCACATCATATATTCAGACAATGACTTCAACACAGTAGACGGATGGAACATTATAGGCTACAGCAGTTTAACTAAGTTCTTACCTCAGCTAGAGGAAGAAAAGTTCCAAGTACTGTTTATAGATGAGGCTCACTTTATACAGGCAGTCTCCAACTCAGGAGAGCCTAGCAGCAATAGAGCATTCGCAGTCTTAAGACTGGCAGCTACATCTAAGTATGTATACCCAATAACAGGAACACCTAAGTCCAACAGAAATAAAAACCTGTTCAATATACTTAGAACACTGAGACATCCTTTAGCTAGGGGTGAGTGGTCATTCTTCAATTATGGAAAGGAATACTGTGATGGACAGAACTTTGGGTATGGTTGGGACTTTACAGGTAACAGTAATAATGAGAAGCTCAATGAATCCTTAAAGCCATACATGGTTAGACATCTTACCAAGGAAGTTCTTCCTAACCTTAAGAAGCATAGAATTGTCATTCCAGTATCAGTAGACTTGAAAGAATACAATAGAGAGATTGCTGATTACCTCAGTAAAAGAACTAACAAGGATGCAGAAGACCTTATTAAGCTTATGAAGGCTAAAAGAACCTTAGCAAACCAAAAAGCAACAGAGTCCATTGAATTCGCTAAAAACTTAGTAGAACAGAATGAAAAGGTTGTCATTGTAACTTGCTTTACTGATGTAGTAAAAGCTGTAGAAAAGGCATTTAAGAATACCTGCGTTAAGATAGTAGGTGGAATGTCTGACTCTGAAAAGGATAAGGCTATTACAGAATTCCAGAATGGTGAGGCTCAGGTTATGGTTATGAACATAGTAGCAGGTGGAGTAGGAGTAACACTTACAGCATCTCACAATATGATTATCAATGACTTTGACTGGACACCAGGAAACCTAGCACAGGCTGAAGATAGAATCTGCAGAAGTGGACAGACTGAAGTATGTAATATACACTATATGTACGCTGACGGTGCTATGATAGATGAGATATTTGTAAACACCTTAACTAATAAGTTCGAGAACATCAACTCAGTTGTGGACAATGGACTAGGAGACTCCATTGATTACCTTAAGCTAATAAACCAAGCATTAGAAAAGTCTGTGTAATTTAACACAGACTTTAAATATGTAAAAATGTATTATGTTATGTAATCTAATAATCACTCAAAATATATTATGAATAAGTACACTTTTAACAATATAAACAAGCATAAGGAGGTAACACATGTATTTACTAAAAATTTGGAACGGCAAGTATGGAAATGGTGCTAAGTTCATCGTTGAGGACAAGTCTACAGGCAAGTATTCTGAGTTTTCTCCAGTCAGACCAGCTGACTTGGCTTGGGTAGATAAAGACCTGACCAAGGAAAGCGAGTATAAGAACTGGGAGAGCTTTGAGAATGAGCCAGTGGAAGACCTAAACAATGTAGTAATGTAAGGCGGTGACTATGGAATTTATAGACAAGAATTCTGACTTGAGTACTGTAAACTACTTGTCAAAGCATCTAAACTCAGAAGTACTAGAGAAGTCACTGAACAAAACAGGGTTAGTAAAAAAGGAGCTGGTAGACAAAAATGGAAACAGGACTTCCAGGTGGGTTAAGGCTGGAGAAGCTCAGCCGTCAACTGTCACCACTAGTGGTGATAAGCCCAAGGAAGAAGACAAGAAGATAGAACCAGCTACACCGTTCAACCTTAATACTGACAGACTTAGACATCTTAAGCCTGTAGGCGAGTTTACGGAGTTGCCTAGCTACGTAAAGAAAATTCCACCTAACTGGAGGGAAGTACATATCAGTCCAGACTTCAACCATGACATCCTAGCAGTTGGTAAGGATGAAAAGAACAGACCTCAGTACATATACCATCCTGACTATGTAGCTAAGCATAAGAAACAGAAGTTCAGCAGGGTAAGTAAGATTGCTTCTAAGACAGAGGAACTTAAATCTTACATCTCAGGAATTGAAAACAAGGATGTATCAGACTGCCTAACCCTGATTATGAAGATGGGAATAAGACCAGGCAGTGAAAGGGATACCAAGGCTAAGGTAAAAGCTATAGGTGCTACTACCTTAAGAGGAGAACATGTAGTTGAAGACAACGGTGAAGTCTACCTGAAGTTTATCGGAAAAGATGGTGTAAAGCAAGACCATAAGGTGGAAGATGAATCACTTAAGAGTATGCTATTAGAACGGAAACAGGCAGCAGGTGACCAAGGCAAGATTTTTAATACCAGCGATTCTATGCTTAGAATAGCATTAAAACCGTTTGGTGGTAACATAAAGGTAAAAGACCTGAGAACTAACCTAGCAACGTCAACAGCTGAGAGATTCCTGTCTAATATTCCACCAGCTAAGAGCCTTAAAGAATTTACAAGTATCAGAAATAAGTGTGGGGATACAGTTTGTAGTAAGCTGGGAAATCAAAGAAGTATGTCACTTGGCAGCTACATAGACCCATCAGTGTTTGAAAAGTGGTCTCCAGAAATGTATACACAATGGAAAGATAAGAAAGATAAGAAAACAAAGAAACAGTAGGAGGTAAAGGAATGGATAAAACGAAGATGACTAACCTAGATGGAAAGCCACTTGCTCAGGCTATTGAGGAAGCAAATGAAGAGCTGAAGAAGAATGTTACTATGACTGAGCAGGATATGGTAGAGGATGACGCAGATGGTGGATACTATGGTGACGACTAATCGTTAGTAACTGTAGAATGTATAACTACAGAATGTAAACTGACACGAGGCATCCTGTAGTTACAACCACCTAAACAGTATTTCTGTGGTTATCCACTTAGTCCTTGTAGTATTGCTTTCCTTTTTGGCAATCGTAAATTATTTACGGTCGCCTTTTCTTAAAAGCTTAAAAGCTTAAAAGACTAAAAGTCTTTAAGAATAAAGGCTTTTAAAAGATAAAAAAGACTAAAAAGACTAAAAGACTAATAGAAAAA